CTTCCGTGTCTTAGCGTATATTTATACACCCCACTAAGAAACGGTGTAATAACTAAAGCGTATTAAACTAAATAACCTCCCTTATATATATAAGGGTTGGGTAAGATTGGCACTGGTGCGTTGGGATCTGTTGTTGACCCCAAATAGTAAGCGTGCGTCTTACTAACACTGAAAGGTGGAGCTATACAATGAAAACCTAACCTACTTTCGTCGGTTAAGCCTACAAATAGCTCGTATGTAAAATTACACTTCTCAGCGCTAGTGTTTGTAATTTGGAAAACTAGCGACCCAAAATCTGCTGTTGATAATAATGAGGGCGCGCTAGCGGCATCTAAAAACTTATTGGGTGAACCCATAAATTTGTAGAAGGATGTGTCTGGAACCGAAAACTCCAGAATAATTTGTCCGTTGGAACTTTCAGCGGGACTAACAATATACGTTAGTGGTACTTCTCCTATAACAGATGTTGTGTTGGGATTAGCAAAACTAAGTAAATTAGTTACTGTGGATGTAATAGTATTGGAATTAGAATCAATTCCCAAGCCTTGCGGCAAGTAATAGACTCTAGCATTCAAACCATCAGCCTTAAAATTAAATTGACTAGGTGTTAATAACAATCTAAATTTAAAACCAACGGTCTTACCATAAAACATCTTACTAAGCAAATCAATAGGTGTAAAATTGACATTTGCGGGATTCTCTCCTACAAAACTGCTTAATGGTATTAACAATTTGTTAGTCTCACCCGATGGCACAGAAGTGCCATAAGTTGTGGTCTTATACAATCTTCTAATCAATGGTCGAATATCTACATTAGGTAATAAACGCGTATTGCATTTAATACTAGATTGATCTACTTGTCCTGCGGCATTATAACTCTGAAATTGCGGTTCATTCATAACTGTCATCGCATCTCCTACTTGTCCTTTCCATTTACAATCGCGTGGTACGATCAGACGCTTAACTCTATTACCAATCATAGAAAAATTATCGGCATTATAAAGATAATCCAAAGGTACTCCTAATTGTTCGGCTATATACTTAATTTTCTTAACGTTCTCACTATCTACTCTATCTATCTCCTTATCTGTAATAATACTATGGTGTTTTAAAAATTTCATAAAATACTGGTCTGTACGGCTACTGGCTGGTATATACTGGTACTTAAAAGCTAAATCAATAGCATTGTTTGCTATCTCATGATCGTGTGTAACGACTCTACTTGTTAAATTAAAGTCTTGTCTAAAAATATTGGCGGTGGTGTAACCGTAAAAGGCAAAATTGTCTTCTGCGGTCATATAAACGTTAATCTCAATCTCCTCGGGTGAACCTTCAGCTACTACTAAAGGTTGCGCTACATAAATATAATACATCCCATGTATTAGTCCTTCGGCTTCTGGTAATTCTGTGCGTGGTTGTATGTTGTTACGACTAAGAAATGGTAACAACACGTTGTGTACTTGTCCTCCTTGTGTAAATTCTAGCAAATGAGAAGGAGCATTTGCTACTGT